ATTAGCTAACGACGCAGCCGAATTTTTAGGTTTAAATCCTGTTTTCAATGCAGATTTCGAAGTAGACCTTTCAAGATTTCAAGGCGAAGTCTCAGGCGCAGCGCGTCATATTGGTAACATTGCCGAGGAAGAATTTAGACGTGCGTTTAATACGGACTTTATAAACCAAGCTATTGACGCAGTATCAACACGCGCGCAAGAATTGCAAACGCAACAGACCGCAGGGGGCAGAGGACAGCTAAGACCAGAAGGCGACGCACCAGCGGACAGACAAACCCAAGCGCAAATTAAAGCGGCTCAAACTCGTGCCGACGCAATAGCGCGTGTTAATAGAGAACTTGAAAGCGAACTTTCTGTTTTAGGTTTGCTAGGCCCGCAACGTGAAATTCAAACACGATTTGACCAAATAAATAATCAACTTTTAAACCGCAAAATTGAATTAACGACGCAAGAACGCGAAAGCATTATTCAAAAGCTTACTACCCTTCAACGAGAAAACGAAATTCAAAGCGAATTAAACCGTCATTATGACGACGGCGCAGGGCGCTTACAACAGCTTTCTTTTTCGGTTGACGCTGCAAACTTAGCGTATCAACGGGGGCTTATAGGTGCAGAACAGTATCGCACTACATTAGCACAACTTAACGTAGAGGCTGCGAATTTAAAATTGCAGTTAGGCGACGCAACTTTTGTTGATTTCGCAACCTCTGCATTAGGGCAAATCGTTGACAATTACAAAGGCGCTTTATCTGAATTATCAGGCACGTTCGGCGATTTCTTCGGCTCATTGACGGACGGTTTTGCCGATAGTATCGGGCGGGCTATCGTATTTTCCGAAGACTTAGGTAGTGCATTAAGAGATGTAGCAAGGAACGCACTTTCTGAACTTATTTCTAGTTTGATCAAAGTAGGCATTCAATATGTTTTAAATGCTGCGTTGGGCCAAGCCGCTGGTGCTGCTGCTGCTGCCACAAATGCGGCTATTGCTGCCAGTTCTGCTGCTGCATGGGCACCCGCTGCGGCTCTCGCATCTCTTGCAACATTAGGGGCAAATGCTGCGCCCGCAACGGCTGCGTTAGCTACTACTTTTGCCGTTTCAGAGGGTTTAGCCGCAGCGTCATTCGCAGGGTTCAGAGAAGGCGGGTTCACTGGTAATATAGGGGAAGGCGAGGTTGCGGGTGTTGTTCACGGACGGGAATTTGTAGTCAACGCAGCGGCTACGGCTCAAAACAGAGACTTGTTGGAGGCAATGAACAGAGGCGGGCGGGCCGTATCCTTAAACAGCCGTCGCGGAGGTTCCGGCGGTAGCTTTGCCGTAGGTGGCGTAGAACTTAACGTATTTGTCGAAAACTTTAGCTCCGCAGACATTAGCGTCGAACGTGTAACAGAAACGGACGTAAGAATAATTGCAAGGGAAGAAGCTCGCGAAGCAGTCAGAAGAGACGCACCTAACGTAATCGCAAACGACATTCGAAACGCAAATTCTCAAGTTTCAAAGTCTTTGGACCGCAACACGTCAACCGAAAGAAAGCGCTAGACAATGCCTTATAAATGTGTAATAGCACCGGACCAAGCGAGCTATAACGTACGGGACGGTAGAGAAGTAAACCGAACACAACTGCAAGGTGGACGAGGGCGCTATAGAAAAGATATTTTAAACTCTTCTAGGGTTGTCACAGTATCTTGGACAGTAGGTCGAGAAGACTACGAATATTTACGTTCGTTTTATCGTGTAATGGTGGCACAAGCTAGCACACCGTTTAAGATTGATTTGATTTTAGACAAATCAAGCCTAACTGAACACGACGCCTTTTTTATTCCTGATACAATGAATTTACAACGAATAGCAGGGCATACCCATACTTTAGCCGCACAGTTAGAAGTCGTACCTATTCAACAAGATTTTCAATTCGATAGTTATTTCATTGCGCTTCGTCAAGAATACGGTTTGAGATGGCAAATTCAAGAAGACTTGATAGACAAATTAATCAACGTAGATATACCGGATGCATTGCAATGAGCAACAAGTACGCAGAATTTTTTCTAAAATCTTCGGGTTCCGTTGTTCAGCTTGAATGTTTAGAAATATTACATCCAAACTTTACGCAAACTTACAGAGTTGTTAGAAACGCAACCGACGGAATAACTGTTAGGTATGAAGACGGGGTAGACTATGCCCACACTTATTACCCGTTGCAAATGACTTCTTTAGGTTCTAGGGGTGACTTAGATCAAGGTCTACAGGTCAACTTGGGTGATTTGGGCGACGTATTGCCAAAGGAGTTAGACGCCGTAACGTCTGCAAACGGATTGTTTACAAAACCAACGGTTAAATACAGAACGTTCCGAAGCGACGATTTGCAAAACGTGCTTTTTGGCCCGCTTATACTTGAGGTTAAGACATTTAGTTTTAACAGGGAAGGCTCTACGTTTGAAGCTCGCGCCCCGTTGTTGAATTTAAATAAGACAGGTGAGCTTTATAAAATAGACCGCTTCCCAATGCTGCGCGGCTTCTTATAATGTCTATAGATAAGTACTTCGAACGAACTTACAATCGCAAGCGTTATAACTGCGCCCATTTGGTTTGTGAAGTTTGGAAAGATATCACAGGCGAAGACTTATCGCAGCAAATGCGAGGGTTTTTCGCAGGTAGCGGAGAGACAACCGCAATAATAGGTGACTTGCGAAATTTTCAAAAGCTGCTAAAACCCGTTTCTCCTTGCATTGTTTTATTCCAATCGCCTAGAATGTCTCCGCATGTGGGAATGTTCATAAGGGGGCGAGTTCTTCACATACAACAAAGGGGTGTAGAATATCAACCCCTTGACGTGGTTAGTATGAATTTTAAAAGAGTGAGTTTCTACCAATGGTTAAAAAAGTAGTATTAGCCGAAAATCCTTTTGAACCTGACAATTGGCAATACCATGAAGTTGAAGACGTATGTGAATTTCTAGCTTCTCATTTCGAAAGTTGGCCCGCTTCTGGTCGTATTTATCACAATCAAGTTGCAGAATGCAATGACGTAACACCGAACGACGAAGCAGGGATTGAGCGCCTTCAATCTTTAGAAGGCACGTTTTATTGTGTAGTTTATCCAGAAAATCCGGTGGCTGTTGTAATTGCTTTAGTTATTGCTGTTGTTGTAGCTGTTGTTGTTTTCGCACCTAGCCCCAAAATTCCGAACGTTGCGTCAAGGGCACAACGCAATAGACAAAATCAATCGCCTAACAACGACCTATCGGACCGAAAAAACACCCCTCGCGTCAATGGTAGAATTCCCGACGTATTCGGCAAAGTAAGGTCAACGCCGGATTTGCTAGCCGTACCTTACACTACCTATGAAAACCACCAAGAAGTTGAACATGCCTACATGTGCATTGGGCGCAGTCATTACGATGTTGAAAACGTAAGGGATGATACAACACCAGTTAGCGAAATAGCGGGAACCTCTGTTGAAGTTTACGCGCCTAACACTTCGCCGAATTCTAACGACGAACCTCAATTGAGACTAGGAACACCAATTAACGAACCTTTATACAGTGTGTTTCGTTCAAACTCTGTTAACGGTCAAGTATTGCGAGCGCCTAACGACGTAAACGTCGTAGGTAGCAACAATATCAAATTCGCAGCGCCTAACGAAATTAGGTCTACTGTTTCCGGTTTGGACTTGACAGACAAATTTGAAGCAAACGACAGCTTAATTGTGACAAATAGCGACGTGTCTATAACTTACACCGACGACGTAACGGACCCTCAAAATCCTGTTGAAGTAACAGTTGATTTAAACTTCGACGGTACTTACACAGTGCTTGCCGTTTCTACTAACGCAGTTATTCTTTCAAACCCTGCGGCTGTTAATTCGGACTGGACTGAACTTTCAAACCTTGCGCCGTTCGGGGTGACTGAAACGCCCAATTTTAGCCCAAGTCTTGAGACATCCGGCCCTAAATGGGTAGGCCCTTTTACGTTAGATTATGTAAGTCTTGACCGTGTTTTCGCAAACATTGTTGCGCAAAACGGTTTGTACAAAGATGATGGAAGAACGCAAGTTAAAACCGACGTTGAAGTCGAACTTGAATTGACACCAGTTGACACAAACGGCGACGCAACGGGCGACCCTGAGTTGTTCCAATTGACTATAGAAGGTTCGGCGACTTTAACAAGCACCCGCGCCGGAACAATTAGGGCCGAACCTACTTTTAGCGGACGTTGCAAAGCTCGTATGCGACGTATAACAGAAAGTGATTTAGGTTTCGCTGGAACGGTTGTTGACGAAATAAAATGGCGTGACGTTTACGGGGTTGAAGACGTTTCTGAAACTGATTTCGGCAATGTAACAACAGTCCAAACTTTGACTTATGCAACGTCAGGCGCTTTGATTATTAAAGACCGCAAGCTAAATATGCTAGTTACTCGTAAAATTCCGCGCCGCATTTCAGGTAGCACTTTTACAACTACGTTGCATGGTACAACCAGTGCAGACGAAATAATGAGCGCAATTTGCCTAGACCCGATGATAGGAAACAGGAACCCAAGCGAACTTGATTTCGATAATATATATGATACTGTTTCCGAAATTAAAACTTACTTCGGAACAGACAGCGCAGCTAGTTTTTCGTATACTTTTGACAACGACAATCTTTCTTTCGAAGAAACAGTAAGCTCTCTCGCTGGTGCTGTTTTTTCAACTGCGTACCGACGTGGAAATGTTATAAAACTGTCTTTTGAAAAACGAACAGAAGACAGCACTTTACTTTTCAATCATAGAAATAAAATACCGGGTACGGAAGTGCGAACTGTTAGTTTCGGAAACGACAACGACAACGACGGCGTAGAGTTCGAATATGTTTCACCGGAAGACGACGCAGTAGAGACATACTACATTCCAGCCGACAGAAGCGCCGTAAATCCTAAAAAAATTGAAAGTGTGGGCATACGTTCAAAAGTACAAGCGCACTTTCAAGCGCATAGAGCTTGGGGTAAAATTCAACACGGTAATGTTACTACAGAGTTTCAGGCTACGCAGGAAGCAGACCTTCTAATTTTACAAGATAGAATTCTAGTCGCCGACAATACAAGAGTTGACACGCAAGACGGCGATGTAATGTCACAAGATGGTCTTGCTGTAACTACTTCGCAGCCTTTGGTTTTTGAAGACGGCGTAACATACGTTGCGTTTTTACAACTAAGCGACGGCACTGTCGAAAGTGTTCCTGTAACGGCTGGTGCAAATGAATATCAAATGATTTTAGAAAGAGCGCCCCGTTTGCCTTTGTCAATCGACCCCGATTATTTTGCGGTAACTACTTATATTGTTGTAGGAAGCGACGAGGTTAGACCTACTGCATTCTTAGTAGGCGAGAAAATACCTCAAGACAATTTTACTACGACAGTTGCAGCGGTTAACTACGACGCTCGTTTTTATGAGCACGACGTAGATTTTATTAATGGAAATATTGCAGAGTAGTTTTTTATATGCTATCTTTCGCTTGAGATTTGCCCACATTTAGGACGTTTTGAAAATGCCCCTTACTGGTGAAGAAGCCGTTGAACGGTTTAGAGACAATGAAGAACGAGTAGACTTATTCGTAAACGACGCAACCGGATACACAACACGCACGGGAACTAGTGTTGAAAGCATCATTGCGTTCTTAGCTCGTAAGAATACCGAAATAAACACAGGTGCTAATAATATTCTGTCGCAATCTCAGGCAGCAAGGGACGCCGCCGTTGTTGCGCAAGTTGCGTCTGAAACAGCACAGTCTCGCGCCGAAACCGCAAGAGACGCAGCCGAAGCTTCTGCCGCTTCTATAAATCTACCCGACCCGGTAGGCCATGCGAACGAATATTTAAGGCAGAATGCAGACGAAGACGGCTTTGAATATCGAACTTCGGAACAAACTCGCAGCGATTTAAATGTCTATTCTCAAACTCAAGTTGACGATGCAATAGCGGCGGCTTCTGGTGGCGGCGGTCCTTCGGTTGGAACAAATGCAATAGTTCGTACCAATGCAACAAATATTGTTGAAAACATTACTTTATACGACCACTTTACAAGCTTTACAGCGGACGCAAGCGCCGAAACTTTATCGGTAGGTACGGCGAACGACTACGCAAACGGCGACACAGTCTATCTTGAAACAGACGGCACTTTGCCGGGTGGCTTGGCAGTAAAGACGAAGTACTATGTTATTAACATAACTGCAAACACTTTGCAATTGTCAGTAACTTATAACGGCGCGCCTATTAACATAACGGACGCAGGGACCGGAACACACAACATTTATCAAGCAATCAACGGAAGCAGTGCGGGGCCTATTCGTATCGAAACGGGCTTTACGTTTCGTATTCCTACTGGTTCAACATGGAGTATTGAATAATGACACTAGAGGTCGATAGAATTCAAACTGAAACGGGTGGCCCTGTTGAACTTACAAAACAAAGTGCTTCGAAAGCATGGGCAAACCTTAACGGTACTGGCACAATTGCAGTAAGAGGGGCTCTTAATATTGCAAGCGTGACTGATAACGGGGCCGGCAACTACACTTTCAATCTTTCTAATGCAATGGTTAATGCAAATTATGTTGTCGCACCTAGCGTAAACGGAGACGCTAACAAAAACAACAGATACACGTTAATAAACGATCTTGCTGCAACTTCTTTCAATCAAAGAACTTTGTACATTGCAAGCGACAACAGTTTGCAAGACCAGCTTTATGTTTTGAACACAGTTAACGGGACCTTGGCGCAATGAGCACATTAGAGCTAAACCGCATAAATAACGAAGATGGCTCAAAAGGCGTTAACGTTGAATACATTGTCGAAGGTTCGGCGAAAGCAAGAGCTAACTTGAACGGCGTAGGTACTATCGCGTTAAGAGACAGCTTTAACGTTGCTAGCGTAACAGACAACGGCGCAGGTAGCTATTCTTTTACATTTACCAGCGCTATGAACAACGCAGCGTATTCTTTCCCTAGTACAGTTAATCCCGGCGACAGTACTTACCGTGTCGCAGTTGGTCAATTAACACCAACCGTTAATTCGTACACCTTAAATTCTAAAAACGTGTCTGGGTCTAATATAGACACTTTGTACGTAATGACTAGCGCATTTGGAGTATTAGCACCATGAGCAACTTGCAGGTTGATAACATAAACGGACAAAACGCCGACGCAGGTACAATAAAAGCTTGGGCCAAGTTTGCACCAAATAGCAACGGAGCAACAAGCGGCTCTTTGAACGTAAGCAGTGTTAGTGACGAAGGAACTGGTTTATTTAGAGTAAACTACACAAGCTCTTTTTTGAATAGCGACAACGCGCCCGTAGGTTCAGCAGGTTTAGACAGTACCGCGCCGGGTGAAATTTATACGATAGGTGCTGCCGAAGGTAATTTCACAGGGCAAACAGCGACAAGTCATCTAGCCCAAATAAATGACGACGGCGTACTTGCTGATACAAACCCTTGTTTTTGTCACGTAATTGGAAATTTAGCACCATGACGCAATTGTCAGATTTAAAGCTTTTCGAACGCGAACTTTACGCGCAGCAAAACTTAAAACCAATTGAAAGCGAACTTTGTATAGTGTGGGAAGATCAAATTGACGAACCTAGCAAAGTTACAACTCCTTCTCCAATGTGGTGGGCGATGGCTTTGAAAGGCGGTTATTTGCCGGATATTTCGGCGTATCTTGAAGACAAAGCTGTTGTTGAAAAATGGCTTGAAGAAACGCCAGAACTACCTTTTAGTTGGGACGCAGTAGGCGGGGCCAAACACCCAAGCGCAAAACCTCGCGGACCCATGACCGAAGAAGAAGCAATTGAATATCTTGCGCAAATGACGTTGCCGACCAAAGTGCTAAACGAAGCGAAGTCCGGCAATTCATTGAAGTTGATTATTTGCAAGCGTTCGCAAGTGCCCACAAATAGAGAAAATCGAAACGCTTGGGCCATAAACCAAGATTTAAAATTGAAGGATTTCAACCAATGACTAAAACATATATCGCAGACGCAAACGGAAAGACAGTGAACGCGAAAGACGCAATTGCACCCAACGAGCGAGTTTTTCGCGGTGCTTGGGTTGCCGATGAAGAAACAAACGTAATTTCTATTGACATGCCGAAAGCTCGTGAAATTCGCAAAGAACAGCTTCGCCAAGAACGCGAGCCTTTGCTTAAGCGGCTAGATGCAGATTTTATGAAAGCTTTGGAAGCAGACGACGCCGAAAAGAAAGCCGAAGTTGCAGCAGAAAAACAGCGCTTGCGCGATATCACAAGCGACCCTCGTATCGAAGAAGCTGAAACACCGGAAGATTTAAAGGCAATTTCCTGTTAAACAACAAATGAAATTGCAGCAAGCCCCCATTACTTTTTAGTATTTGGGGGCTTTTCGATGTTCAAAACAAAGACCCGGTTGTAGGTTTCTTCAATGCGCCGCAATCATAAAGCATTCCTACGGCTTGGTCAATGTATCGCTTGTAGTCAATATCTTCTGGAAAGTCTTTCGGTAAATCCATTAGAGGTTTTGCTCCGTCTGTCTTTGCAACTTTGTTACCACTCTTCAAGTATGCAATATGACCTTTTTCACCTTTAGGGTAATACCAACGAACAGTCTTACCTAAATACAATCCGTTCTTTTCGCCGCCGCCTCTGACGTTACGAACAGAAACAAAACGGCGAATGTCTCGGCATTGTTTGACAGTGCTTTCTATGGAAGTTCCGTTTTTAAGATATGCTATTACAGCGTCCGAACAAATTAAACTTTCTGGATTTTTAGAAAGAACTGAATTCAAAGCCGAGCCTCTTTCGCAGAAAGCGCCTTTTGTCTTACATCCCAGTTGTTCGTCAAAATATCTTGCTTCCGGGTCGCCGCCCTCTTCTTTTACGGCAATATACGAATTTACGTCTCTACTGTAGATACCGCTATATTTTGTTTCCTCAGTTTCGAAACCAGTTCGGCTTTCCCATTCGCCTATTATGTTTCTAACCATACTGTGCTTGCTTCTGTTGTAATACGAAACTACGCCGTCTGTGTTCCCAGACACTACGTCAATTCCGGCTTCTTCTAACATTTCAATTAGCATTAGTAGCAACAGTTGGCCTGTTATTGTAACTTGAAGCATTAGTTGCGGAGCGTACAACGTTGAATATTTGTTTCCAAGCTTACCAAAACTTCCGTTGATTGTAATCTTAAGGCTATTTGCAATACTTTTCCAGTGCTTCGCCTCTTCCTTATTTCCTGCTTTTTTAGCGGCTTTTGCCTTGGCTTTCGCTTCAATACGAGTTTCAACAATCTTTCGATAAACAGTTAAAAAAGCTTCGCCGAATTGCGGAGGAAACAAACCTAAAATTAGAATGATATAAGGGTAGAAGCTTGCCACGTCGTTGTCTGCCAACATCATATCTTTAGTTGCTTTATATGCAACGCTGCTTTCTTGCGAATGCAAGCCGCCCATGCCCAAATTGTAAACAGTCTTACCTATTTTAACTTTTAACTTTGCTAGACTATCCGGCATAATTGGCGAGCCTAGCGCGTCAAGCTCAAAAGTAGTTGCTTTGATAATGTCAAGAACTTCGTTTAATTGTGGGGAATTGAATTTAATAAAATCAGGTACTT